GGACGTAGCAGCACCATACTGAGCTACTGGGATCCAAGCCTTCTCACCATGATAGTCCTTCATACGCATCAGCGTAGGAAGCAGCTCAGAACCAATATAGGCGTAGCGAGCACCATTGATGACACGGGTGTCGATCATGCGTGAGCCAGTGATGACCTTGGTGTTCTTCGGCGTACGGTTGTTGTCCAGCTCGATGCCCAGCTTGACCAGATCATCATAGGACAGCAAATCGACCGTCGTAGGAGTAGCAGCCAGAGCAGCAGCATTACCACCATTGAGAGTAGCAACACTGGTTGCATTGCCCGTAAAGCGAACCACACCAGCACCATTCAACAGATCGATCTGAATCTGATCCTCAGTGATCTCGTTGGCAGCCTTGACAGCCTCACCAGTGATGTGGCCCTCAAGCTCAGGATCATTGTCAAAATCCAGACTGTCCTGCGTGTACTCCTCGAAGAAACCAAACTTCTCCATCGTTCCTTCGATAGTCAGACGCTTCATGCCAACACGATTGACACGTCCACCAGTCTCAGAAAGGACAGGAAGCTTACCAACAATGGTGCCAATGTCCTTGGAGCTACCGTACAGGTTGCCGTAGTTCATGCCTACGGGATCAGTAGCAGCATTGGACTCGACCGTTACCGTATAACCAGCCGTAGTCAGAGCAGCACTCATGGTGGCGTAGTTGCCCTGAGCAATGCCCATCGTGACTGCCCAAGCACGTACCTTACCCTCTGCTACATTCTGAGCAGCAGTGGCAGCAGCAGCAGCTGCAGCACCCTTACCGATGCCTTCGAAGTAGTACTTCATGCCACCATTTGCAGCAGGTGCCTGCACAGAGATGACATGCTTCAGATGCGTCGTAGTCCAGTCACTGACCTTAGCCTGACTGGCTACACCATTCGCATCAATACCCTGATCGTTGATATTGCGATCATCAAGAATCGGGAGGTAGTGAAACAGCTTGATGGTTTTGCCCCAGTGCTTGGGCATGGAAGTCGTATCGGCCATCTGACCAAAATATGCTTCCTTAACAGCTTCTACTAGAGCACGTTTATAAAAATACTCAATATAGATCTGTGGTCCAACAGTACTTGGCGTGCCATGAGGCTCGTTGTACATACTGCCATTTTGCCAATTAGGATTGGTAGCCATGATATATCACCTAAACGTTATACAAATTTTGGTGCACCCATCTTCTCAAATTCTTCATCCGATAAAGCTAAAGGATTAAAGTCATTGGGAGATGGTTGCACTCGTGAAGATCTTTTGGTTGGACTAGCTGCTCTTTTACGAGCTTTCAACTTTGGATCTTGGCTTGGTTTACGTTTAGGTTTTGATCCATTCTTCAGATGATCAAAGGCACCTGAAGCCTGAAGCGCATCACCTACCGTCTTATAGGCCAGCAGATCATTTAGCCCTTGTAAGCGACCCAGCATACGTTCACTGGCAACAACATTCATAATCTGGTCATAGACACCAGCTTCAATATGTTCGTTGATCACTTTAATTGATCCGGGCTGTGCCATAAGAATCTGTCTACTAGGACCGTCCCACTTATTCCCCAATTCGTCAATCGTTCGTTCAAATGCTTTAGTATCACGAATTTCATCTAAAACATCATCGATCGCTTGTTCCGCTTCGGTTGGTGCGTAGGAATTCGGTTTGTAGTCAGATTCCTCACTCATATCCAGTTCCATTGGATCAATCTCCTTATCCTTAAGAAGTTGTTTGATTGCCTTTGGATTCTTCTTATCCAAGTCAATCAAAAAATTAATTTTATCTTCATCCATCAGACCATTTTGATCCAAAGCACGTAAAATACGTAACTTTGGTTTCAAGGCCTGCATCTTATATCTATAGTCAACACCCATCTGCATCAGATTACGGGCATCGTCTACATTCTTTATTTGAATCTCTCGTTTACTGGCACGAAAAGGTTTTAGTAACTTTTCATATTCAGCTTGGTAATCTATATTGTCTGATATAGAACCAAGTTCTTCAGTACCTTCCTCTTCTTCAGTCTCAGATTCAGAGTCGGTTGGAGAAGCATAGATTGGTTCTGGAGTAGGCTCTTCTTCCTCGTACTCCTCTTCTTCTTCTGGCTCTTGCTCTGCTTCTTCTTCCTCTTCTTTTTCAGAAGGAGCATCTTCTACCGGGGCCTCTTCCTCTTCTTGTCCAGGTTCTTCTTTCTCGTCTTCATTTTTTTGATGAGCAGCAAGAAATTCCTGAGGAGACATTTTCAGCAAGTCTTCATCAGACATGCTCAACACACCTGCCTCCGTCTCTTGCTCTTGAACTTGTTCTTCAGCCATCAGTGTGCCTCAGCCATCAGCTCTTCACGAGTATCTTGATGTTCAGACATTGCTCTTTTGGAGTGAGAACCAAATTGATATATTTTATTTAGATATTGTCTAAAATAACCAACAGCAATAATCATATTTTCTAGCATTACTTGTTGTTCAGGTCCTTGAAGACCAGGTTCTGCTTTAGCAAGTACTACTCTTGCAGCCTCATCTTGTAAGTAACCTTCTTCAACCAACAACTTAAAATCTCTATTTTTACGAAGCCTTTCCAATGCCTCCATACGATCAATGTTTTTCTGTGCTTCTTCAATCGACAATTCTACTTGTTCTAGATCACTACTGTTGTGCACTTGGTTTCCTCGGTGTGTTGTTACGAGTTAGAGCTTGAAGTAGGGTGTTCTGATCCTTACGGTCAGCCTCTCGCTCTTTCATAGCCATATTTGCGCTTGCCTGTGCCCCTTGCTTCTGAAGGTCACGTACATGATTTACGCCTTTCTCTTCTTCCAGGAAGTTCAGATCCAACATGTCAGCCTGTGCGCCTAGATGCTTTGCTTTCATCTGCTCTGTTCGTGCTTTGGCTACGTCTAGCATACCACCTGCCTGCTTTTCTTTTACTTCTGCTTGAAGTTTCATCACTTCTGCTTGAAGTTTTTGCATCTCAAGGGCTTTCAGCTGTTCCTGCATTGGATCCGGTTGAGGCTGGTATTCCTTTATACGTTTAGCAAGTTCTGGCATTTTACGCAAGCGTGCAATGTCTGCAAGTATGATCTGAGACATTTCAGGAGGCATCGTGTTGCCCATTGTCTGTAGCATAAAGGCAAGTTCTTGTGCCTTGATGTTGTCCATTTCTGCAGAACTGATATCCAGTTCCAAATCAAACCTGCCAACTAGATTTTCCCTGTTGATACTTACAAATTCTTCGTCTGTAATCGGTATGATTTCCTCATCTGAGAGAAACTCGCCGTTCATGGCAATGATCTTGTAACCAATCGTTTTCATGCCTTCTGACAATCTACGAAGGATACCAATCTCTCGCTTCCCAGAAGCATCCATTGCACCTCTGGCTGCTGTCGCAACAGAACCAAAAGCATCACCAGAAATACCCTGGTGAAAGGCCTTTACGCCTGTCAGAGACTCTGCCTCCATCTGCTGCATCTCAATCATGAACTGAGCAGACTGTGGGATATCAGGGTAGACGTGATCAAAAAATGCCTGACGAGGGTCTATATGAGCCTGAAACTCATAATCCTCACCACTCTCAAACTTGCGCCTGTTGGTCACATCCAGAGCGTCTACACGGGTTCCTTTCTGGCCTGCGGCACTACGTCCCATGATGTCAATCATGCCCCTTGTAACGGCTCCCAGAACCTTCTGGTTGTCTTCCAGCAGCTCACCATCAGGCTCACCATAGATTTCGTTACGCTTTGGCAGATATTGAACCAAAACAAATGGAAGTTGCTTATCAGGAAAAGGAGCTTCTTCTAGACGGATCATCGTGTCTCCAATCCAGGTAGCTACAAACGGCTGTACCTTCCCATCGCTGTGAATATCCCAATATCCCCAATATTCATAAGCTACAATCTTTTTACGTGGTTTATCACTAAAATTGAAAGATTTTACATTTCCATCAAGATCATCTGGTTCACTTAAAATAGAATTAGATTCTATATCAATATTATCTAAATTTTCATACTTTCCTGCTTTTTCTAATTGTGTTAAAGATGTTTCGAAACGATAGATAATAAAGTTAGCTTTCTTTAAATTTCCATTACAAGTTGGGTCAACAATAACATCATTGTAATCACAAATTTCAACAGTTGGTTTATTTTCAATTGTTACCATCTGTTTTTCAATTTGAACACCAACTTGAACTTCTTCTATAGGAGGTTCACCATTTGCTAACTTTTCTTGTAAAAGTTGAGGATCAGATATTGGCCTGATTTCTGTTACTGGAACTTCAACATCTTGTTCTTCTTCTTCAAATTCCCAACCAACTCTTACAATAACTGTTCCTTCATCAACAGCAGCACGAACATATTCATCTACAAAATT